ATTATACAACAACAACAACATAAAAATAAAACCATGGGACTAAAATTTGTAGAAGAAGGTCATGTGTATGAGAGTACAGATGATGAAAAAATAAACTGGCTAAGTGTAACTTCATTTATTGCTAAGTTTAAACCTAAGTTTGATAGAGATGGTCAAGCTAAGAAATCAGCTAAAAATAAAAAGTCCAAGTGGTATGGTATGACAACTAAAGAAATTCTGGCTGCATGGGATGGTGAGACAGCAAGAGCTATAAAGTTGGGTAACTTTTATCATGATCAAAGAGAAGCAGATATGATGGAACTAGATACTATAGGCCGTCATGGAGTAGAAGTGCCAATTATAAAACCAATCATTAATGATGAAGGTATTAAATTTGCACCTGTTCAAAAATTAAAAGATGGATTATATCCTGAACACTTAGTATACTTAAAATCAGTAGGTTTATGTGGACAAGCTGATGTTGTTGAAGTTGTAAATGGATATATTAACATTAATGATTACAAAACAAATAAAGAAATAAAAGAAAAAGGATTTACAAATTGGGAGGGCATTACTAATAAAATGTATAAGCCCGTTAATCATTTAGATGATTGTAATTTAAACCATTATAACCTTCAACTCAGTATTTATGCGTATATTATTAAAAAGCACAACCCTCAACTTAAAATTGGAAAACTAACAATTCAACATGTAAAGTTTAAACAAGTGGGTGAAGATACAAATGGCTATCCTATCAATGAACATGTAAATGGAGAACCAGTATTAGAGAAAATTAAAATCTATGAATTACCATATTTAAAAGATGAAGTTAATTCATTAATTATGTGGTTAAAAGAAAATAAAAAATAAAAGATTATGTCAAGAAAAATAGCATTATATGATAATAATTATATAGAGTTAACTCAATCATTTCCTACTACAATAATTACACCTGGAGATGAGAGTAATAATTATCAATCAACTCAACAAACTGATTATAATAAAACTAAACCATTTTTTATTAATAGAAATGATATAATTGCAGTAGCAGAATTATATACTGGGCCACCAGAAAATAAGTTTCCTGATAGGAGAATGGTTTATTTAAGGAATATAATAACACCTTTTATTGTAACTCAGTCTGCTGCTTATTTAAGAACACTAATGCTGACAATAAATGGAGATGATTTATATGAAGACGGATGTAATTGTTTATAAGATATGGTAATAAGATTATTTGACATACAAAACAGCAAGGTGGTATTAACAGAGCACTGTTATGCTTTACCATTTTTAAAAAAAATAATGGATACATATCCTGACACACACATGCAGGTATATCAATATTTATTTTACATGACTTACCCTAACCCAGATTTAAATCCTTTCTTTAATCTTCCAGAACATGAGAAAGAAGATATTATTATAGAAGAAATTGGTTTAGAAGAATCTCCAGAAGATGGTAAGATAAGATATGCAATAGATATGTGTAAACAAATGTATGAAACACCTACCTATAGGGCCTACGTGGGTATTAAAGCTATGTTAGATAGATTAGCAAGGTATATGGAGGTAACCCCTATTGAACATGGTAGAGATGGTAACATGAACTCTATGATAAATGCTGCAGCAAAATTTGAGCAAATCAGACAATCATATAAAGGTGCATTTACTGATATGCAACAAGAACAAGAAAGTTCAGTGCGTGGAGGTGCTGGATTATCTTATGATCAAATGTAAATGAATAAAAAAATAGAATGGCATTTTTGTTATTGGGATGAACTAGAATTTAATAATAAATCAACAAATAAAAAGAATGAAAAATCAAGTAGTAGTACCAGTGGGGATGAAGTTACTCATAAAGGAAATAAAAGCAGAGTCTAAAACAGCTTCTGGAATTATATTACCTGAAATGGCCCGTAAACAAACATTTCAAGGTTTGGTTGTAGGACGTGGGGATGAAGTAACAGAAATTCAAATAGGGGATGTGGTACAATATGCAGATCATGCAATGCCTACACCAATGCAACATCATGGTGAAGAACATTTATTATTGCAAGTAGGAGATGTATATGCTATCATAAGATATGAGTAGAATCATACCAACATATGATAAAGGTTTATGGACAACAACTGAATTTAAATCAGATGTAGAGTTTAGAGAATACCTAGAATCCATATTTAAAGAGCCTGGAAAATATGAGTTTAATAAAATTGCACTTAAGTTTAATGAGCAAGCACAGATATTTAATAAAGAAGGTTTTTATTGTAATGCTCCGTTTAGGTCTAAAGATTTTATAGCATACTGGGAAGATCAAAAAAACAAATGTAGATCAGGTGTAATTTATAAAGATGGGGACAAACATTGGTACCTAACTAGAGATTATTATATGTGGCTCAACTTCCTTCCTATCTTTGATAAGGAAGAAAAACATTATGGGTTTGCTAAAGTAAGAGATGCTCAGTATCATATGGCTTTGTATGAAGTAATAGCTGAGTTAAATAATCAGCATGTAGCTATACTTAAAAAACGTCAGATTGCATCTTCTTATTTTCACATGGGTAAAATCATTAATCAATATTGGTTTGAGGAAGGATCCATATGTAAAATTGGTGCATCACTAAAAGATTATATTAATGATAAAGGATCATGGAAGTTTTTAGAGGAATATAAAACATTCCTTAATGAACATACTGCATGGTATAGACCTAGTAATCCAGAAAAGGTATTGTTATGGCAACAGCAAATTGAAGTCAAAATAAACAACAGAAAAACATCAAGAGGTCTTAAATCAAAGATACAAGGTGCTTCATTTGAAAAGAATGCTACCACAGGGGTAGGGGGTCCATGTACATATTTCTTTCATGAGGAAGCAGGAATTGCAAAAAACATGATGCAGACTTATGAGTACTTGCGTCCAGCTATGTCATCTGGTATGATGACTACAGGTCAATTTATTGCTGCTGGTTCAGTGGGTGATTTAGAACAATGTGGTCCGTTAAAGGATATGATTTTAAATCCAGGTGCTAATGATATTTATGCAGTACAGACGGATCTTATGGATGCTGATGGTACAATTGGTATGGCAGGGTTATTTATTCCAGAACAGTGGTCTATGCCCCCTTATATAGATGATTATGGCAACTCTCAAGTTAAAGAAGCCATAGAAGCTATAGATATAGAAAGAAATAGGTGGAGGAATGAATTAAGTGGAGAACAATTCCAGTTAAGAATATCTCAGAAACCTCTAAATATTGCTGAGGCATTTGCATATAGAAAAGAGTCAGTATTCCCACAAGGAATTTTAAGCAGACAACAAAAAAGAGTAGAGGAAAAAGAATACCCATATGAGCTTATAGTATTAGACAGAGATCAAACAGGTATAGTTGCAAAACGCACAAAAAAACTTCCCATATCTACATTTCCAGTAAATAAAAAGGAAGTTGATAAAACAGGATCTATTGTTGTTTGGGAAAGACCAGTAAAAAACCCAGCCTTTGGTACATACTATGGATCTATTGATCCTGTGTCAGAAGGTAAAACAACTACATCAGATTCTTTATGTAGTATTTATATTTATAAAAATGCAACAGAAGTAACAAGAACAACTACGTCAGGTGAAGTAGAACAGTTTATTGAAAAAGATAAAATTGTAGCAGCATGGTGTGGGCGTTTTGATGATATAAATAAAACTCATGAAAGATTAGAAATGATCATTGAGTGGTATAATGCATGGACAATTGTTGAAAATAATATATCATTATTTATTCAACATATGATTGCTAGAAAAAAACAAAGATACCTTGTACCAAAACAACAAATTCTTTTCTTAAAAGATCTAGGTTCTAATAGAACAGTATATCAAGAATATGGATGGAAGAACACAGGTACATTATTTAAAAGCCATTTAATATCCTACGCAATAGAATTTTTAAGAGAGGTAATTGATGAAGAGCTTGATGAAAATGGTAATGTAATGAAACAAACTTTAGGTATAGAAAGAATTCCAGATGGAATGTTACTTAAAGAGATGGCAGCATATTATCCTGGTTTAAACGTAGATAGACTTGTTACCTTTGGTGCATTAATTGCATTTGTAAAAATTCAACAATCAAATAGAGGTTATACAAAAAGACGTGAATCAGAAAGTAATTCTTTGGATAATTCAGAAAAATTGAGTAAATTAAAGTATAGTGGTCCTTTTAGAAATATAGGCCGTAATAAGACATTGGGAAGTTCTAAAGTTAGGAGATCCGGATTTAAGAATATTAAATAGACTAAACAGGTATGAGAGTATTAAACGCAATGCAAATGAAGAATGGGGCAAAAGCTGAAGGCGGGCCTACATTCTCTAGCTTAACCCAACCGGTTCAGTTCTTACCATATAAAGAAAAAACAGATGATTGGGCTGCATGGAATTTAGATTGGTTAGAGCTCCAGGGTATTGAGTTTTTGCGTGTTAATTCTAGAAGACTACTTAAAAATTATAAACTTGCTAAAGGTATTATTGATAAGACTGATTACATTGTTGAACCAGACAATGAATATAAAGATCTTATGGATACTCTTACAACAGAAAATGAGTCTGCATTAGAATTAAAGTTTTATCCAATTGTACCAAATGTTATAAATGTACTTACAGGAGAATTTGCTAAAAGATATTCTAAGGTTCAATTTAGAGCTGTAGATGATGCATCATACAATGAAATGCTTGAGCAAAAGAAAATTCAAATAGAAGAATCTTTATTAGCTGATGCTGAAGCAAACCTAGTACGTAGAATGATTGAGATGGGTGCAGATCCTGGTTCAAAAGAATCACAAGAGCAATTATCTCCAGAGGCATTAAAATCATTACCAGAAATAGAAGACTTTTTTAGTAAGTCTTATAGAAGCATGGTAGAAGAGTGGGCATCCCACCAACTTGCAGTAGATGAAGAAAGATTTAAAATGCAAGAACTTGAAGAGAGAGGATTTCAAGATATGCTTATTGCAGATAGAGAATTTTGGCATTTTAGAATGCTTGAAGATGACTATGATGTAGAGCTATGGAATCCAGTATTAACTTTCTATCAAAAATCTCCAGACCAAAGATATATAGCAGATTCAAACTATGCAGGTAAAGTAGATCTAATGACTGTCTCAGATGTAGTAGACAAATACGGATATCTAATGGATAGTAAACAACTTGAATCCTTACAAAAGATCTATCCAGCAAGATCAGCACAATATCAAGTTAGTGGTTACCAGAATGATGGGGCTTACTATGATGCAACAAGATCACATGAGTGGAATACTAATGCACCAGGATTAGCGTTTAGACAGTTTACATCTAACTATTGGAATAATCCAGCAGCAGGTGGAGATATACTTAGTGAGATATTAAATGAAAATGAAGATGTTTCAATGTGGGGTGAAGGTAACTTGATGAGAGTTGCAACTATATATTGGAAAACTCAAAGAAAAGTAGGTCATCTTACAAAAATAGAAGATGATGGAGAAGTTACGCAAGAGATTATAGATGAGACATTTAAGGTAACAAAAACGGCCATATATGATACTTCTATATTTAAACATAAAACAAAAGAAAACTTATTACAAGGTGAACACATAGACTGGATATGGATTAATGAAGTTTGGGGTGGTGTCAAGATTGGACCTAACTTACCAGCAATGTGGCAATCAACTATGGGTGATAACATTAATCCTATATACATAGGAATTAATAGAACTAAACCTGGTAGATTACCTTTTCAGTTTAAAGGAGATAACTCTTTATATGGTTGTAAACTACCTGTAGAAGGAAGAGTGTTTTCTGATAGAAATACAAGATCTACATCTTTAGTAGATTTGATGAAAGCATATCAAGTTGGATATAATATGGTTAATAACCAGATTGCTGACATTCTAATAGATGAATTAGGAACAGTAATAATGTTTGATCAAAATGCTTTACCACGTCACTCTATGGGTGAAGATTGGGGTAAGAACAATTATGCAAAAGCATATGTAGCAATGAAAGATTTTCAAATGCTACCTCTTGACACATCTATTACAAATACTGAGAATGCAACTAACTTCAATCACTATCAAACTCTAAACATGGAGCAGACAAGTAGATTGATGTCTAGAATTCAACTTGCAAATTATTTTAAACAACAATGTTTTGATGCTATAGGAATTAATCCACAACGTCTAGGTGGAGCTGTATCAGCTCAAACGGCTACAGGAGTGGTACAAGCTATGCAACAATCATATGCACAAACAGAAATGTACTTTGTACAACACTCTGATCACTTGATGCCACGTATACATCAAATGAGAACTGACTTAGCACAATATTATTATAGTACTAACCCAAGTGTTAGGCTACAATATATATCTACAGAAGCTGAGAAAGTTAACTTTACTATAAATGGTACTGATTTATTACTTAGAGATTTTAATGTATTTGCTACAACTAAAACTAACCATAGAGCCATTTTAGAAAACTTAAAACAAATGGCATTAACTAACAATACTTCAGGAGCAAGTATATATGAGTTAGGTAATATTGTTAAAGCAGACTCAATTGCAGAAGTATCTGACATACTCAAAGACTCTGAAATAAGACTTCAAAAACAAAGAGAGCAGGATATGCAGCAGCAACGTCAAATGCAAGAGCAACAACTTCAAGCTAAAGCTCAAGAAGAGCAACAAAAACTTCAAGTTGAAATGGCAGAAAATGACAAAGATAGAAAGAATGATGTTTTATTAGCAGAAATTAGATCTGCAGGATATGGATCTATGGTTGATATAAATAAAAATCAACAATCTGACTATCAAGATGCTATGAAAGATATAAAAGAGTCTACTCAATATAGAGAACAGATGAATTTTAAACGTCAGGAAAGTGCAGTTAAATCAGCTCAAGAAAATAGTAGACTTACTGTTGAAAGAGAAAAAATAGCAGCATCAAAACAAATTGCTGATACTAAACTTCAAATAGCAAGAGAGAATAAAAACAAGTATGATGTCAAAAATAGTAAGGACAAAAAGTAGCGTTAGCTATATACTGCAATAAACTTTCACTTTTAATAAAATTTTTTAAGTTTAACTGGACAATTATATAAGAAACATTTCTTATATTATATATGTAAGAAGTTATTAATATTAAAACCAACGAATATTATGAGTACAACAACAGAAACACAGCCTGTGAAAAGCAATGTAGCACAAAATGTAGAAATTAATTTAGATGAGATATTCAATGCTGCTCCAAGCGGTGCTGATATGTTACAAGATAATAAATCTAAACAAAAAAATATCTTCTCTGGACTAAATGAAAAAGCTGACTTTTCATTTGCTGATCCTGATAAAGATGATGCAACAGATGTACTAGCTAAATCAGAAGAAAAAGAAGAAACTTTTGAAGAAGAAGAAGAGAAAAAAGAAACTTCAGCAGAAAGTGTTGAAGATATTTTTGGAGAACTTGGACAAGAAGAAACTGAAGAAGATTTAGAAGAAAGGGAAAAAAGAGGTAGAAAATCTATAACAGGAATATCTGATGTATTTTATAAACTTATTAAAGATGATAAGATAGTTCCTTTTGATGATGATAAAGATTTAGAAGATTATTCTGCTAAGGATTGGGAAGAACTCATTCAAGCAAACTTAGAAGAAAAAGCTAATCAAGTTAGAAGAGAAACTCCAAAACAATTTTTTCAGAGTTTACCACAAGAATTGCAAATAGCTGCTAAGTATGTAGCTGATGGAGGTAAAGATTTGAAAGGTTTGTTTACCACACTTGGTCAAGTAGAAGAAACAAAAACTATTGATACTAAGTCTGTAAGTGGACAAGAAAGAGTGATCAAAGAATATTTAAGTGCTACTGGATATGGTACTGCTGAAGATATTCAAGAAGAAATAGAAATTTGGAAAGACTTAGGTAAGCTTGAAACACAAGCAAATAAGTTCAAACCAAAGCTAGATAAGATGCAAGAAAAAGTTGTTGCACAAAAACTTCAAGAGCAAGAGCTTAAAAAGAAGCAACAAGAAAATGCATCTCAAGCATACATGAAAAATGTATATGAGACATTAAAAGAAGGACAATTGGGAGATATCAAAGTAGATAGAAAAACTCAAGCCATGTTATATAATGGTTTAGTTCAACCTAATTATCCATCAGTTAGTGGACGTAATACTAATCTATTAGGTCACTTGCTAGAAAAATATCAATTTGTGGAACCAAACTATTCATTAATATCAGAAGCCCTGTGGTTGTTACAAGATCCAACAGGTTATAAAGCTAAGATAATGGATAAAGGTGCACAAAAGAGTGTTGAGCAAACGGTTAGAAAATTGAAAAGTGAACAATCAAATGTAGGAGGAGCATCATTAGGTGTTAATCAAGCTGAAAAAGAAGCTACTAAGAAAAGTTCACAAAGAAAGATTCAAAGACCAACCAACATATTTAAAAGAATTTAATTAGAAGTAAATTAAATATAAACAGTAAATTAATTATTAACAACAAAAACAATCAAAATTATGGCAACTCCAGTTTTAAATAATGGGATTTTCCTACGTGATACAAGCTACAAAGCTAGTTCTCATGTTGATTCTTATCACCTTACTCAAATGCTTGGTAACCCTGAGCCTATGGATATGGGACCAATTGATCTATGGGCTATGACCCAAAAGGTAGAAATGCCTTTGTATCAAATGGCTTCATTCGGTGGAAAGAATACAATCATGGTGGATAACGCTAGAGGTGAGTACAAGTGGCAAACTCCTATTGCACAAGATCTTCCCTACGTAGTAGCGGATATTGAACCAGGTAACGCAAACAAAGGTGTAGATGGTACAACATTTAAGATCAAAATTAACAAAAGAACTTTTGGACATGGTGACATTATTACTTATGATAAGTATAATGGACTTGAACTTTACATCACAGCTGATGATATTATCCCAGCAGGTGACGGTTTTGTTTACACTGTTCAATTAGTTAACAACAACAATGCGGCTATCTTGGATAACAAGTATTTAGCTAAAGGTACAAAGTTCTTCAGAAAAGGTTCTGCAAGAGGTGAGTACGGAGAAAGATTCTCTGACATTGAAACAGGTTCTGGTTTCCGTGAATTCTACAACTTTGTAGGAGGAGCAGAAGCACACGTACACTATTCAATTTCTTCAAGAGCAGATTTAATGATCAAAGGCGGATTAAATGCTGATGGTACTGTACCTGTTACTGAAATCTGGAGAAACTTCAACACAGATCCAAACAATCCATCAGTACCTAGTATTGAAGGGCTTGTAGCAAATATGGGTAAAGCAGGAGCTAGAGAAGCATTTGAGAATGGAACTCTTACAAGAACTTTCATTACAAATATGGAAGCAGCTCACTTATCTAAAATTGCAACGGATATTGAAACTTACCTAATGTGGGGTAAAGGTGGTAGAATTAAACAAGACGGACCAGATGATATTAGATTATCTGTAGGTTTATGGTCACAGTTAGATAACTCTTTCAAGAGAGTATATAACAAGTCATCATTTACTCTTGACATGTTTAAATCTGAACTTTACAACTTCTACCAAGGTAAAGTTGAGTTTAAAGGGCCAGACCCACAAAGATCACTTGTTGTACAAACAGGTATTGGAGGTATGCAATTAATCAACAAAGCAATTGCTGATGAAGTGTATGGTTCAGGTCTAGTTCAAAATGCATCTGATATAGGAGCGGTTAAAGGTTCTGGTATGGATTTAGATTATGGTTTTGCTTACACAAGCTTTACTATTCCATTCTTAGCTAACGTTAAGTTTGTATTGAATCCAGCATTTGATAACTTAAACACAAATGACATTGAGAATCCATTGATTGATGGTAGACCTCTAAGTTCATTTAGCTTTATTATCTTTGATGTAACTGATGAAGGAAATGACAACATTCACTTGTTGAAACTTTCTTGGGATAATCAACTTAAGTGGTTCTACCAAAATGGTACTATGGACTACATGGGAAGAACTCAAGGGTTTGCATCTACTGGTCAGTTTAATGGATATAGAGTTTATATGACTCAGACTATGCCAGCTATTTGGGTTAAGGATCCAACCAAAGTTCTTAAAATTGTAATGAGAAACCCTGTAACAGGAGGATCATTCTAGGAACTATAATTAAAGGGGAGGGGCTAATACCTCCTCCCTTTTTATTTTTAACTAATAAATATAACAATCATGGCAGCACCAAAACAAATAACTAAGTTGAAGCAACAATTTGAGAGCCCAGCTTATGACGGTGTATCAAGAGCAGAAACAGGAAACGCAAGATTACTACATGTAAATGAAGTAATATCTTGGATACGTGATGTGGCTGTTTCTTCTTCGTATTTAGATAATGCAGCAGCAATTGCAGCAGGACTAAAGACAGGAGATATATATCATACAGCAGGCTTACTTAAAGTTGTTATACCAGTAGTTGAAGCAGAATAGTCAAATACTTTAGCAAGGGTTAAACCTTGCTTTAGAAATATTAGTAATAATAGAAGCGTATGCTACGGTATACAATTTGACTAGAGTAATAATTATTAATTTTTAAAAACCAAAAAATGGAAGATTACACAATTGTTGAAAAGTATCAACATACAAAAAAGACTAGCACTATTGCTATAAGACCGTATTTCAATCCTAATAAGGAAAATATGGGTTTAGAAACTTATGGTCTATCCCTACATGATGGGGTATTTCATGAGGAGTCACTTGCATGTTTAGAAATGAACGGAGTGAAGAGGTACATTACTGGATTGAATGAATTTGATCCAAAAGTAAAAATGTTACCTCCCAAAGAAAAAAAGGCTAAAATTGCAGAAATTAGAAAAGTAGTTTCTGAGCTTGAAGCTGAGTTGGCTGCAAATGTAGTTGATCCAGATGATAAAGATTTTTGGAATAAGTTAACTGTTATGAAACCAGATAACTCTAAATTTTGGGATAAAATTAGTTTAAGATGTGGTAATGATCCAGTGTTTTTAGATGGTGAAGTAGATCCATATGATAGAATTAAACTTCATGCAATTAGAGCAGGTGGATTTTCTATTGTTGCAGGATCATTAAAAGAAGCTAAGAAATCACAAAATAATCCTAAGTTTTATTTAGATACTGTTGAAGAAACTCTTACAACAAGAACTGAATTAACTAAATTAAAGAATAAAGCTTTGTCTGCTTTACAAAGTTTGTATGATACTAATCCTACAAAATTAATGTATGTAGCTAAAGTAGCAGATGTAGACAGTGTACAGTATACAAAGAATACACCTAATGATGTTATGTATGAAAACATGGATGCATATATTAATGGTAATGGTGGAGAGTCAAACAAACAAAGAGCTGCACAACAGTTTTTAGATGTTTCTCAACTTGATATGGAAGAATTAAAAATTAGAGCATTAATTAAAGATGGTTTATATTATAGGTTTATTACAACAAAAGCTGGAGGATGGATTGAACCAATTGATAGTGGTATCAGAATGGGTAAAAGACCATCTGAAGTTCTTGAGTTTTTACAGAAGCCGGATAATGAAGATGAACTTCTTTCTTTAATGGATAAGATAGAACCATATTGGAATTCATAAACATATAACTAATGGAAAATAGTACACTCTTAATTAAATTAAAACAAAGGCTTAATAAGCTAGACAGCAATGACTATGATAATATAGAGTGTTGGCAATTTGTTGAGGCTTTTAATAAAGCACAAATAGAGTGGTGTAGAAGAAATCTACATGGTGGAAACATGTATAAGGAAGGTGATGAATTATCTAAAAAAAGAATAGATGATTTACAACCATTACTTAGAGAGTTAAGCCTTACTGGTGCTGAGACAGATGATTACTTTCAGTCAAATAATTTTCCAGTAGATACATATCTTGAATTTAAACGTGTTACTACACAAGCAAAAGATGATTGTTGTACACCAAGGTCAATGACTGTATATTTAGCTGAAGAAGCAAATGTATCATTGTTATTAAGGGATCCATTAAAAAATCCAGATTTTGATTGGGGTGAAACATTTTGTACTATGCTAGGAAATACAATAAGAATATATAGGACTAGCAATTTTAATATTGTTAATCCTATATTGACTTATTATGAAAAACCTGTACTAATACAAGTAGAAGGTTGTGTTGATCCTTATACAGGATTAACAAGTACCACAAATGTAAATTGTCAATTTAAAGATGACTTAGTAGAAGTTATGTTAGATGACACTGCAGCATTAATTGCTGGTGATATAGAAAATATGTATCAAGCACAAAGAGGTGTTCAAGCAGCAGAAAGAAATAATTAATATATGATTTCTAATAAAAATTGATTATATTATTATAGTAACACATAAGTTACGAGCAGAGTAAACTGTTAAAATCTTTATTTATAACCAGTAAGGTAATGGTCCTTACACAAAATTAATAATTATGGCTTATTTTAATCATGCGTTTAACAAGACGTTTATTGCAGACAGCACGCTGGCAACAGCAGGTACTGCAACAAGCGCTCTTACCGCTGGTCAAGTAGCTTTAGTAGATGATTCCACTTGGGCATCAGTAGCATTACCAGGAGCACCTGTTGCAGGAGCACTTGGCTACATTGTACAAGGTTCATTCTATTCTAAAGATACTATTGGAAACAATCCTGGACACGGTGGGTACAAAGAATCTGTAAAATCTAAAGGGATCAACCCAAGATATATTACAAGATTATGGCAAGCAAATTGCCTTACTGCATCTCAAGCAACAGCTAGTCTTTCATTAGCAGCTGATTGTGCACCATGTGGTAAAACTCAATTTATGAGAATTGATGTAAAGGGTTCACCTGCACTAAGATTCTTAAATCACAATGCTTATGCAATTGCTGATTCAGCAAACATTTGCTGCATTGATGGACAAGAGTATATTGATCCAGTATTAGTACTAGCTACTATGGCTCAAATGGCTTTAGCTGATCCATTAATCAAGCCTTTTGTTGCTGAAGCATCAGGAGGTGGTATTGTTGCTACTGTAGCAGGTGTTGCTACAACTTACACTATTGCTCAGGCTTTAAACGGAACTTACACACCTTCAACTGATCCAGTTGCTGACCAAGTAAGTGCTGCTGTCAACTTTGTTGGAGCCTATGTTGATACTGTATTTGGTAACTGTTCTTTTGACACAAGAGATCATTTTAATGCTGAACCAGTTGAAATCATTGTTTCTGAATTGGATGAAACAGGTGAAGTATGTAATGACTGTGGTGTTGCTTCAAGAACTCCAGGTTCAATGCAACAAACTCAAGGTGAAGAAGTAGTTAGAGATTTAATCATGTCAGAAAGATACCGTCAGTCTCCTTATAACCAAGGAAATGCTGATAGTGCTAGATTGAGAGAGATTGAAATGTCTGATGAGCTCTTATCTGCTGTAGACCGTACTGCAACATACAAAGCATATTACATCCAACATTCTGTACCAAGATTCAACAATCCTTCTGGAGTGTTTGATAATGATCAGTATGTATATAAGATCTATGTAAAATGTTCTGATGCTGCTGCACAGTTAGAAGTTGAAAAACTAATGGATGCTTTATCTGCGTGGGCAACTGCAAAAGGTAATGATGTTCCTGTTGAAGAGAATGCTTACTGGTAAACTCTAAGACTTTATAGTTGAAATAATTGAGCAGGGGAGAAATCTCCTGCTCTTTTTATTTTATATTGTCTGTTATTTTTTGTATATTATCTATATAGTGTAATAAAGTACTAAAAAATGGCAAGCAAACATATATTAAGTTTAGAAATACCCGCAGTATCTAACTGTGATTTACTATGTATTAAAGATACAAGTCAATATAGTTCAGAGCTTGCTGTGGATTGTGAAGAGTTATTAATTACTCTCCCAGGCTTTAGTGTTCCTGTTCTTATAAAGGTTGATAAAGATTTTGATATGTGTCTTACGGCATGTACAATGGCTTTGCAAACTACCGGTTGTGGAACTACACAAGAAAAGATCCCTGATGGTGTTTATATTATTAAGTATAGTGTATCACCTAACTCTAAAGTTTATGTAGAATATAATCATTTAAGAGTAACTAGATTACTAACTACTTATTATGAAGTATTATGTGATTTAGAAGTTCAAGCTTGTCAGCCAGATTCAGAAAAACAATCACTATTGGCTGAAATGAGTTATATAAGAACTGTTATTGATGCTGCTGTTGCCAATGTAGAATATTGTCAATCTGCTGCACATGGTATGCAACTTTATAACTATGCTAAAAGTAGACTAAATAAAATATCTTGTCCATCAGGAGACTGTGGATCTAGTTCAAAATATTTAATGTAAAACCAAAAAGAAATGGCAAATTGTGCTCACTGTAATAAACAATTTACTTGTGGATGTCAAAAAGCTTCATTAGGTAATGGAGTTATTGTATGTAAACAATGTAAAACAAAAGCTGAAGCAGATGTATCTACCTCAAGTAATTTGAATAGAGAATTGGCTAGGCAACAGATACAAGATTTAAGAAATAAATAATATGGCTAAAGCAATAAGATCTTATTCTAATGCTGAAAAAGTAAAAGAACTTGCACTACTAAAACGAATAAATGTAGAACAAACATTTGCAAAACAAGTATATGCAAATTTTCAATCTATTAGATTTGGCATTGAAGCATGCTGTTACACAGATATGGAATTAGCAGTTATTAGAAAAGATTTATGTGATTGGCAAAATGCATCTAGTAATAAAGTAGTAGCGGCAACAGAAACAGCCGGGGTATTTGTAGAACCTTTAGCAAAGATTAACTTAAAAGCAAGTGTAAGTTGTGCTGAGACACCAAGTAGTGTTTGTACAATACTTGACCTAGAAGGAGTATTAGCAGATCAAGGTACATATACAGAATGTTTTGAAGTAGCGTCATCTATTTGGACAGTTACACATAACTTAGGAGAGTATCCTTCTGTAACAGTAATAGATAGTGCAAAAACAGTAGTAGTAGGTAATGTAGAATATATAAGTTCACAACAATTAAAAATAACATTTGCTGCATCTTTTTCAGGATGTGTCTTTTTAAATTAAATTAATAACAACTAAATAAATAAAATAATGGCAGTACAATTTCTAACGGGTCTGAATGTCTCAGGTAATATTAACCTGAACAGTAACCAGCTTCAGAATGTAATAATTCAACCTCTTGGGGCCGACCCAACAGGAGTAGCTGGTAAAATATATTATAATTCAACATCAAATAAGTTAAAGTTATATGATGGTAGTGCATGGGTTGCATTATCTACTTCAGTGGATACAAACACAACTTATGATTTATCAGGTGTTGGTTCTACAAATGGAACAGCGGGTGTAAGACTTGCAGGTTCAGATGGAACTAATGATGATGTATTGGTAGTTGGTGCTGGTACAGTAGCAGTAACAAGAAGTGGTAATACACTTACAGTTACAGGGACAGACTCTGCAGCTGGTACAGTTACAGATGTAAAAGGAGGTACAGGAATTAGTATCACAGGTACATCAACTGTAACACCTACTGTAAATATTGATTATGCAGGAACAGACAATGCTATTTTAGCTGCAACTGCTGCAACACCAGTAGCAGCTGATACAGTATGGTTTTCTGATGCAACAGATAATGGAATTAAAAAAGCACTTATTAGTGATATGCCAGGATTTGGTAAAGATGGTACAGTTACTTCTGTAGCAACTAGTAATGGTTTAACAGGTGGAACAATTACTGGTTCTGGTACATTAGAAGTAGACTATGTAGGAGTAGCCAATGTTGTTCTTTCAGCACCAGTCACTGGAATACCATTATCAGATGCAGATAGCTTTATTGTAAATAATGCTAAAGCAGGAAATGCAATTGGAGCTCCTCTAGCAGATTTAAAAACATATATTAATGCAGGTGCAGGTTCTGTAACAAGTATTGATGTAAGTGGTGGAACAACTGGATTAACTACTTCAGGTGGGCCAGTTACTTCATCAGGAACAATAACATTAGCTGGTACATTATCTGCAGGAAACGGTGGTACTGGACAATCAAGTTACACAAAAGGAGATATTCTATATGCATCAGGAACAGGTGCTCTAAGTAAATTAGGAATAGGTTCAGCAGGACAAGTATTAAAAGTAGCATCAGGTATTCCATCATGGGCAACAGATGCTAATGCAGGTGGAACAGTAACAAGTATAGGTATTACTGAAACAGGTAGTGCTCTTACAATTACAAATACACCTATTACTACATCAGGAGATATTAATATTGCAGGTGCTGGTAATAACACACAAGTAATCTTAGGTGATTTAACTCTAGGATCTTATACACAAGGTACAGTAACAAGTGTTGCTACAGGTGCAGGTCTTAAAGGTGGAACAATTACAGCCACAGGTACAGTTGAAGTTGATTATGGTACAAGCGGTCTTATACAAGATGCTCCATTAATGGCACAAGTACCACTGCCTGATGACTTAATATTAATACAAGATGTAGCAAGTGGTACAGGTGTAACAGCTAAACAACCACTTGGTAAGGTTTCATTATCTGTATTTGATGCACCTTCTGCTGATTTAAGTGTTGGAAACTTCAAACTTACATCTCTAGCAAATGGTACAGCATCAAAGGATGGAGTTAACTTAGGACAAGTACAAGCAATTGTAGCCGGAGTTGGTGTATTCCAAGGTGGATATGATGCATCTGCAAACTCACCAGCAATAGCAGGAGCAAGTAATGTTGCTCTTACAACGGGTGATTTCTTTGTTGTTACTAAAGATGGTACTATAGCATTTAATGGAAGCTCAGTAGCCGTAGAGGTTGGAGATACAATTTATGCTAATCAAGCAATTGCAGCAGGTTCTAATCCTCCAGCTTCAGATTATGCTATAGTAATACAAGATCAAAACATTGCGGGTGTAGGTGCTACAGATGGAGCAACCGAAAAAGGTGTTGCTGGATTTAGTAGTGCAACTTTTGCTGGTACAGCAACTGGATTCATTACTGTTAAAGCAGGTGGAATTAGTGATGCTCAACTAGCAAGTACATTCAATAAGATTATTGGTACTGATACAGACTTGGATACAGACGGAGTTGATGTAGTTGATCAGATTAATGTTACTGATGGTGTTATTCAATCAATGAGTAAAAGAACACTACCTAATGCTGCAACAGGATCAGTTGGTGTTACAGAGATTGCAACACAAACTGAAGTAGATGCAGGAACAGATACATTTAGATATGTAACACCAGCAACATTAGCAAGTGCTCAATCTAAAAGATCATACACAGGTACTTATCCAGCAACTAATACAAACACTTTTTCAATTACAACAGGTGTTCATGGGTTAGCTAACGGACCTTGGATTATTCAAACTTATGATAGTAAAGGTATACAGGTATTTATGGATGTGCTTGCGGATCCTGCTACAGGAACTGTAACATTTACTGCAAATAGTAATATAGGTGTAAATAATATTACAGTAGTAATGCAAATTGTAGGATAATAAATAGTAGAATTTAAAGGGGAAGCATTTAAATCTAGTATTTAGTGTTTCCCCTTTTTTTTAAAATATGTATATTGCAAACAAAGAATAAAACGTCATGGCTATAAGTTTTTTATCTTCAATAAATATAGATGGATCATGTACTGTTACTAGTATAGGGAATGATGATAGTACGTATACTGGTATATTAGTATGGGATGGTTCAGCATTGAAGTATAGAACTAAAGCACAACTTTTATCAGACATTGGAGCAGGATCTGGAACTGGTACTGTTACATCAGTTACTGTTACAGGTTCTAATGGTTTATCTGGTACGGGCACAGTCACCTCTTCAGGAACAATTACCTTATCAAACTCTGATAAAGGTTCTTCTCAAGCAATTTATAAAAATGTAGTAGCTGATTCCGGTGGAACAGCAACTGCTAATAGTAATAATGATTCTATTACTATAGCAGGTGGTACTAATGTTAGCACAGTTAGAAGTGGTGATACTATTACAATTAATGCTACAGATACAGATACAAATAATTATGTTAGTTCCGTAAGTTTTAATACTACAAATGGAATATTAACATTAAACCGTTCAGGTCTTACTGCATTAACAGTTGATCTTGACGGAAGATACGTTACAAGTTCAGGTGTTACTTCTATAGCTACAACAAATGGTATTACAGGTGGAACTATAACAGGTACAGGTACTATTCAATTAGACAGTACAGTTATAAGAACCACAGGAGCACAATCAATAGGTGGTGTTAAAACATTTACAGATAATACAACATTTAATGGTTATATTACAGGTGGTGGACAACAACTTGTACTAAATGCAGGTGAGTCATATACTGTAGCAACAGGACAAACAAATGAATTTCTTTATTTAAATGCTGAATCAGGACTGGAAATTAACTCTTCTCCTGATAATTGGAGTAGTGGATGGGCAGGTAGAAAAACAACAACAATAAATGACACAAATGGTAATTCTACTTTTGCCAATGATATAACAGTATCAGGTGGTGATATTACTCTTGGTGGTACAGGACGTATACAAGGTGTAGATACAGTTTCATCTGGTACAGATGCAACAAGTAAGACATATGTAGATAATGCTATATCTAATCATAGACCTTCTGATCCAGGAGCACCTACTAACATTAGTGCAACTATTGTAGGTGAAACTATAGAGATTTTATTTGGTAAATCATCAACAAATAATATAGATTACTATCAAGTTTGGTCATCAGATGATGGTGGTGATTTTGGAATTATTGGACAAATACCTCCAGATGATTTTGCATCAACTATGACAATTGTAGATACTACCTTTAATACAGGTGGTACAATGACATATAGAATATATGCAGTTAAAGAAGGAATATATTCTAGTCCAGGTACGGTATCTAAAACATACACTGTTGGTGCATTAAGTGTTAGTAATATGACTGTTATTAATTTAAACACAGCATATTATATACAGTATGAAAAACCAGAAACAAGGTTTATAGATCACATTGAAATATATATGGATTCACAAACTACATTAGCTGCATTAAGTAGATCAAATGCTTCTATTATATATAGTGGGGACAATGCATCATATATGTATAATGTAGCAACTAGTAGAAATTTCCATCAGTTTTGGGTAGAAGTAATAACATCATAATTATGGCAGGAACAGAACCAGGAACAGATAGAGAGTATTGGCTAAATTGTTTAGCTGAATATGAATTAGCTTTACAAGAAGAATTTTTAATGCAACCTGGATATGGGTTTGATGACAATATGATTCAATTATTAAAATTTGAAATAAACGAATGTATAAAACAGTTAGCTTAGAAAGAGCAGACATAAAATCCATAGTAGGATGTGCAGCAAATGACTATGCAGGTCAAGTTGCTATTGTACCCGTGACTAAAAGAGGCATGAGTAATACCACTGTGTCTAGTGGTAGTGGTGATTATGATGGTGGAGATGCGGTAATAGGATTTGGTAATGGATATGAAATAGACGGTGATTTACTTTTTACCGTAGGCTGGGGTGATGGCTTTGCTGTAAGGAGATTGAATGATGATGGTACAATGACTAGGTTGTTTTACGATGCAAACTTCTTATGGAGAGACACAACAAGTACATATAATCATTTACAATCTGTAGCTATAGACAAGACCAATAAGTTAGGCGTGGCCATGACGTATAATGTTGAAGGCTATACTACTTTTGATTATAGTGGTTGTGTAAATGGAGGATCAACTTTTATAAAAGATCCAAGACCTACACATAGTAATCCTGATGTATTCATAGGTTCACAAGATTTGGCCGGTGGATATGTTGATAGAGTGGGTGGTGCGTACTATAGTGGTTTATGTGCAGCTGGAGAATGGATATATGCAGCTGAGCATGACGCACACCATTACAAAAAAGTAATGCGTAGAAACTTAAAAACAGGTGTTGAGGAAAGACTAGCTACAAATGATACAAATGTAATGTATCCTGGTTCAGCTCCAGAAGATAGAAGTGGATATAGAGGAAAGTGCTTTTATGATGAGGTAAATGATAGAGTATTAGAGTCTAGATTTTATAATGCAAACTTTATACTAGTAGTAGATGCTTCAACAGCTAATCCTAAAACGGTCTGGTGTGATATGGGTGATGCTGGTCAAGGAGATGATGGGTATGAACATGGTTGGTTTATACCAGATCCTGTAAATGCACCTAATGTGTTTTGGACAGGATGTAATTCTAGATTTACTTTAATGGATATTACTCCATGTTTTTCAGGGAATACTGCTACAATACTAGATATAAGGTATGTTGAAGCTCAAACTCCTGGTAATAACTTTGCTGTAGAATTTAGGGCAGGTACAAAATACCAATCTGCTATAGGTGGACAACCTACTGATAAAATGCCTGGGCATCCTAATTTTATGCCAACTGCATCAGATAGAGGAAAAGCTATGAACCCTGGATGGGTTGATTTTGATAATGATAGAATAGTATGTCTTTATAGATATAATGATACTACTGAAGATCAAACTTCTTTAGGTAGAGGTAGATCATATAGATCTGACTATGGGAATAATGTAGTAAGAATGTATTCATCTAACGGTACGCCTTGGTGGATTCAAACTGGATATGGAGCAGACGGTCATGGTTTTAGAATATGGAGTGACACATATAGAAACGAACTAATTGAAAACTGGTCAATAGAATATGGAGAGTATTCATTAGACAATTCAGCTAGTGTTGATTTTGTTTTTTGGAATAGAACAAATTACTTTATACCAAGTGGATGTAGTTTAAGTTATTTTGTTTCTAATGATAATGGGACTACCTGGGAAACATATAAAGGAACTGAAACAGGAGAACATAACTTTACTTCAGTTGGAAATACATTACGTATAAAAATAACTGCTTCTGGTGATGTTTCAAAAAATGCATATAAAATGGGTGAGACAAGAGATGTTATTTTATTTGGTACTAAGTATGCAGCAGAAATGGATCCAGCTATAAAAATGAAAATGACTAGATTTAAAATAAAAGGTAAAAAGAAATAACATGGCAACAATACCAGGATCACAAAGGCTTTTAAACCTAGATGGAAATAACTTTACTACTTCAGTAACACTTGGAGCTGGTGGTACATTATTGGATTCAGATGGGGATGCAGGAATTAAAGGACAAATACTTTCTTCAACAGGAGGTGCAACAAATTGGATTGATGTACCCACGGATGCAAATAATTATGTATCTGGTATTAGCTTTGATACAGCAACTGGTATATTAACATTACAACGTTCTGGTTTATCAGATCTTACACAAGACTTAGATGGTAGATATTTAACATCTGCATCAAACTTTTATCTTAATGGTATAACTAAATCAGGTAACACACTTACGTTTAGCGTTAGTGGTACTACAAATCAAACATATACATTTGGATCTAATGCGTTTAATAGCTCTACTATTTATGCTGAGCCAGGTATATTTAGTGGTGGTGGTACACCAACTTTAGCTTCGGGTGTAACTGGAGCAGAAGTAAGATCTCTTATAGGTGCGGGAACAGGAAATGGTAGTTCTAACTTAGTTATTGGTACAACATCAACAACTGCAATGGCAGGTGATACTACAACTATCACTGCTCAACAAGCTACAGATATTGTAAATAACAATAAGAAAATAACAGATAGTGGAACACCAGCAGTTTTATCTGATGGAACTACTCCATCATTAAACTCAGGAATATCAGCTGCAGAAATGAGAAGTCTCATTGGGGCAGGTACAGGATCATCTAATTTAGTATTAGGAACTACATCAACAACAGCAAAGAGAGGTGATACTACAACTATAACTTCTACTCAAGCATCAAACATTCTTACTAATAATGCTAAAGTAAGTGATACAGGTACACCTGCAGTCTTATCAGATGGGACTACTCCTTCACTAAATTCTGGAATATCAGCTAGTGAAATGAGAAGTCTTATAGGAGCTGGTACATCTAGTCTTACAATAGGCACAACCTCATCAACTGCAAAAGCAGGTAACATAACAACAATAACAGGTGCTCAAGCAACTGCTATTACAAACAACTCTGCTAAAGTATCTGATACAGGCATACCAGCAATTCTATCTAATGGAGCAACACCTACGTTAAACTCAGGTATATCTGCTGCTGAAGTAAGAACCCTTATTGGGGCAGGTACTTCAAGTAGTGCAGGAGTTACAAGTGTAAGCGGTACTGCAAATAGAATTTCTGTTACGGCAGGTGCGACACCAACAGTAAACGCAATTACAGGAGCGGTAAATTCCTCTTCTGCTAGTTTAGCTACAGGTGCTCAAATACAAACTGCAATTGATTCTGCGGTAACAGGTGTATTGAAATATATAGGAACCTGGGATGCAGCTACTAACGTACCTACGTTGGTTAGTGCTAAAGGAACTCCAGGTGAATACTATATTGTTTCTACTGCAGGTTCTACAAACTTAGATGGTATTACTGATTGGGCAGTAGGTGATTGGGCAGTATTCTCTGACCTAGCTACAGATGCTTGGCAGAAAATAGATAACACTCAAGTAGGAAACGTAACAGGTAGTGGTTCATCAGGAAGAGTAGCATATTGGAATGGATCAACTAATCTAACAAGTGATGCAGGATTAACATTTAATGGCAGTACAAATGCTTTAACTGTTGGTGGTGCAGTTACTTGGAGTGGAGGTGGTTCAACAGAATCTAATTCTGCATATGATAATATGGTAACTGGTCTTAGTGATTCAGGTACATCAACTAAAACAATTACAATAACACAACAAGATGGTGGTACTTTAACTACATCTTTTAGTATTCCTCAAGGAACTACAACTCCAAGTAGCACAGAGACTTTTACAAATAAAAGTGGTGCTATATCTCAATGGACAAATGATTCGGGCTATAAGACAACAGATACCAATACACAATATACTGCAGGTACAGGTCTTTCATTAACAGGAACTGTATTTGCTAACACAGCACCTAACATTGTCCAGACAACAGTATCAGGGAATGCGGGTTCTGCTACAGTATTACAGACTGCAAGAACTATTGCGGGTGTATCTTTTGATGGAAGTGCTGATATTTCATTAGACAATAGTAACATTTCTAATGGTAGAGGTTATACAACTAATACAGGTACAACTACTGCTTCTAATGCTCAGACATTTACTAATAAAGGTGGTAACATCTCACAATGGACTAATGATTCAAAGTATATAACCTCATATGTTGATACAACTTACACCGCAGGTTCGGGTTTAACATTAACGGGTACTGTATTTAGTAATACTGCTCCTAATGTTGTGCAGACTACAATTACAGGAAATGCAGGGAGTGCAACAGTTTTACAAACTGCAAGAACTATATCAGGTGTATCATTTAATGGTAGTGCTAATATTACTCTGGATAATAAAAATATCACTAACGGTGCAGGTTATACTACTAACACCGGTGATATAACTTCAGTAGGTGCAGGGACATTTTTAACAGGTGGAGGAACATCAGGAGCAGTAACGCTTAATGTTAGTGCAACATCTGGAGCTACAGCAAGCACATTAGTTTCTAGAGATAGTGCTGCTGATATTAGTGCAAGATTATTTAGAGCTAATTATGCTAATCAATCCACAATATCTGGAGCAATAGCTTTTAGAGTTAATGATTCATCAGATAATTACTTACGTTACTGTAGTAGTCCTTCAGCTATTAGAGCTTTTATAGGGGCAGGAACTGGAACTAGTAATTTAGTAATAGGTACAACGTCTTCAACCGCAATGGCTGGTAATACTACAACCATATCCACTAGCCAAGCATCAGCTATTACAGCGAACAGCGCAAAGACTGGAATCACGAGTGCTCAAGCTTCTGCGATTACAGCAAACACGGCTAAGGTTGGAATCACTTCTGCTCAAGCATCTGCTATTACGGCCAATACTGCTAAGGTAACCGATACAGGAACCCCAGCTATTTTAAGTAATGGATCTACACCAACTTTAAACAGCGGTATAAGTGCTGCTGAGGTAAGAACTTTAATTGGGGCAGGTACAGGAAGTGGAACGAGTAACCTAGTAATAGGTACTACGGCTTCTACTGCTATGGCAGGTAATACAACAACTATATCTAGTACACAAGCAGCAAATATTGTTACTAACAATGCTAAAGTATCAAACATTGTGCAAACAACTGTTAGTGGCAATGCAGGTAGTGCAACTAAGTTATTAAATGCTAGAACAATTGCAGGTGTTTCTTTTGATGGAACCGCTAACATTGCATTGGATAATGCTAACATTACCAATGGTGCTAAATATATTACATCATATGTAAACACAACATATACGGCAGGTACAGGATTAACGTTAGTTGGTACTGAGTTTAGAAATACAATTACTAATAACAATCAACTTACTAACGGAGCAAGTTACTTAACAACTTCTGGAAAAGCAGCAGACTCTAATTTACTAGATGGTTTAGACTTAGGTGGTACTAGAGCAGATGTTGCAAACAAAGTAGTAAGAACAGATGGTAGTGGATATGCAAATTTTGGTTGGATAAATACAACATCAGGTAATACAACAGATGCAATTACAGATATATATGTAAATACTAATGATGGATATATCAGAAAAGCAACTGCAGCTCAGTTCCGTAAACTAATAACAGATCCTTATTATTCAAATAATTCAGGTGATATTACAGGGGTAACTGCTGGAACAGGAATGTCTGGTGGAGGTACTTCAGGTACTGTTACATTAAACTGTACTATTGATAGTCCGGCAGAAGTTGGCTTAGGTAATCTATCATCTAATGGTAATGTTGTTGCTGGTAATTTCACAGTAGGTGGTAGTTTATACGTACCAAGTGCAATTTATCACACAGGTGATACAAATACATATATGCAATTTCATGCAGCTGATGAGTGGAGAGTAGTTACAGGTGGCGTTGAAAGATTTGAAGTAAATAATACACAAGTAAGTGTTACAGGTAATTTTGTAGCAAGTGGTAATGTAACTGCATACTCAGATGAAAGGCTTAAAACAAACATAGAGACTATTCCTAATGCACTAGAGAAGGTTAATGCATTAAGAGGTGTTACCTTTGATAAAGACGGTGAACGTGGCTTAGGTGTCATTGCACAGGAAGTAGAGAAAGTTTTACCAGAAGTTGTATTAGAAGGAGAAGAATATAAATCTGTTGCCTATGGTAACATTGTGGGTGTATTAATTGAAGCGATTAAAGAACTTACTAAGGAAGTAGAAGATCTTAAAAAACAATTAAAGTAAAATGGCAGTTCCATCATCAGGCACATTAACAATGCTAGGTATAGCAAGAGAAAGGAAATACGGTAGTTATGTATCTACTAGTATTTTTCCTTATCCTATTTTGATGGATGATTTAATTAATGGTGGTGGACTAAATAATTTTCCAGCATTAAATACTAATTGTGTTCCAAGGCCAAATACATCAACACCTCATTCAATGAATGAATGGTATGGTTATAGTCAAGTCTGTTCTCCACCAGTAGAATGTGTAGCTATAGAGTTGCGTTTTACTAATAAATCTAAGTTCGGTTCAGATGCTTGTTTTGCAGAACCAGTACTAAGATTTACTACTGTTGAGAAGTGGTTTACTGTTCCGTTGTATGGAGTTGGGGAATGTGAAGATGGTGCATGGGCAGCGAGTGGTGCATATTCAGATGGTAGTACTTGGGGGGTCTGGGATGGAGTATCAGGACAGTGGACTGCGCAAGGAATATGTGAATTCTAAAAAATAAAACATTATGAAAAAGAAAAAAACTACCAAAAAACAAGCTGCTAAGAAACCTGTTGAAAAACCTGTTGAAAAACCTGTTGAAAAACCTGTTAAGACACGTAACAAGAAAGTAAAAATTGTTGTTGAGAAAAAAACCATTAAGGAGTTTTTGTCTTCAAGATATACATTTGATATAATTTCTTTAGTTACTAATAAAGATAACACAATAAAAGAAATTGTTTTTTCATATACAGGTATATTATTAATTCCTCAATCTCTAAAAGAATTTTATTCTCCAACTAAATCTTTTGTGACTGGAACACATGTAGTTAATTCAAATAGTAAACCTATATTTCATACAACAGATTACAAGTCTATTTCTAAATCAGATATGATATGGAACTTAAAAGAGTCTCTAAGAAAAGATTATATCCTAGGCATGAAAGAAATTATTGATAGTGAGATTATGCCAGAACAAAATAATGTAGTTGATCTTCCTTGGTAATTTAAAAATTATTATTATCTTTGAA